AAATTAGGTCCATGAGGCCAAAAACTCTAATATCAAGTATCTCTTCTACAACTTCTCTTCGATATCTTGGTTTCATCTTCATAAACGGTTCGTATGAAGAAGAACCTAACAAAACCACCTGAATGAAAGAACGATAATTCAATTTCATTATGTTAGTTTCTAAATATTTTTGATAATCTATGGTCGATGCATCTTGGTTTATCATCTCACCATTTTTATATATCTCAAAGATGTTTGGTTTAATACCTCTAGTAATTCTATATTGATTTGTACCTACATCAAACTCTACTTCTACTACACAATCACCACCGTTAATGGTATTGACCATCTGTTCTTTTTTAATAATACGAAAAGGTTTATTAAACAATACAAAACATAATGCATCAAGCAATGTAGATTTACCACTACCATTTGTACCAATAATAAGTGTTGTCTGAGATGTATTTAAGTTTATTTCAATTGGTACATTACCACTTGATAAAAAGTTTCTGTATTTTAATTTTTTAAATGTTATCACTCGCTGGCCTCTACATATAATTCTTTTGCAAACTCTTTTAATTTTTGTTTGTTCACATCTGTTTCTACTTGGTCAATATAATTACCAAGATAAGTCAGCGTGTCTTCACCTTGTTCTAAGATATCATCTCTAACTGAAGCATTCATGTCCGAATTATCTTCTACAATATTTAATTCATATAAATTAATCTTATTGAATAGGTTGTCAATAAACATATTGTACATATCATCATTTGTTTTATTAGTAACAAATAATTTTATATGTTTGTTGTTATATTTTGAAATATCAACGGTAGTATAATCTGTTTCTTTATCATTATAGTAAATCTTTTCAAACATAGACAAAGGATTATTAACCTTAGTTATCTCTCTTGTTTCTGTATCAAAAATATGAAAACCTTTAGTTTCACCATAGTCTGACCATGTCATTTGATACTGTGAACCTAGATAGTATATACGACCATCATCAGATTTTTTATGAAAGTGTCCAGATATAACCTTTTCAAACTTTGTAAATTGTTCTTTTTCTAAACCATGTTCATTGATATGGCCAGCATGCATTTCAAAACCTTTTACTTCTAAATGACCCATTGCAATGGTAGCTACTGTATTATCTATTTGATATATACTATCATCATAGTTATCATCACAAATCCATGGTATGAATAAGATAGGTAGATTATCAAACTCTAAAGTGGTTGCGTTTGTATATATCTTTGCATTTTTTGAAATGTCTAAGTTTTGTAATGCGTTTACTTCGTTTGTATTTTTGAAGTAAGTATCGTGGTTGCCAATGATAATATGTGTATCAATGACCTCATTATCTAATCTGTCCCAAAACTTTTTTTTAAAGTTATGTGCTGTGTTATGATTGATAAACTTTCTTCTGTCTACCACATCACCTAGATGTACCAAAGTTCCTATATTGTGTTCTTTCAGATAAGGAAAGAATACCTCATCGTAAAAACGATTTTGGTATTTCATAAATGCAGGACTGTCGTTTCTCACACCGAAGTGTGTGTCGTTAAGTAGGGCTATTTTCATTATGTATATTCTCTTTCAAAAAATCAATGTAGCTTGGTTTATCTTCTACAATTTTATTCCAACCATCTTTTCTAGTTTGTAGTCTATCTATAAAATATTTATATTTGTTTTTAAATTCTTGTTCGGTATTACGAGTATGATATGTCAAAGTAGTTTTATCTGTAGGACCCCAATTCATACCAGCAGATATACAATGTAAACCACCCTCAGGAGAAAATCTAAAATCATCATGTCTATCAATAGCAGCTGATAAGTAACCATGTGTAAATTTAGGAAATATTGTAATTAAATTTTCTGACCATTGTTTATTCATGTGGTCTCTCCAATATTGTGTATCATCTCTATGTGATAATGCATAGTGTAAACCAACAAATTCAGCAAAGTTACGAAATGTTTTTTTACATTGAAAAGTATAATTATCTTTGTCCCATTGTGATATTTTTTCTCGTTGTAGATTTTTAACAAGATACATTAAAAATTCATGTACTGTATATAGACCATTACTTTCTAATGGTTCAATAAATCCAGCAGCCAAACCTATGCCAACAACATTCTTTACGAATAATCTTTTATGAATACCTGTACGCATTGTTAAATTACGAAACTCTAACTCTTCTACATCTGGCCTATTTAAGTGTGTTTTAAATTCTTTTAAAGCTTCTTCATCTGTGGTGTATTTGTCTGAATAAACATAACCTGTACCTACTCTATTCCACAATGGTATGTTCCACACCCAACCATTACCTAGAGCTGTGCAATTAGTATAAGGATTTAATTCTTTTTCTTTATCTATGTAAGGCATTCTTACTGCCCATGCTTTATTATTAGGTAACATACCTTCTAAACTTTCAAAAGGTTCTTTTAATGTTTTATCTAATAGTAATGCTTTAAATCCTGTACAATCTACATATAAATCTGCTTTGTGTTTACCATTAAGAGATACAATACCATTATCATCTTGTTTGATATCATGTATATCTTCTTGTATATGTTTAACACCTCTTGGTAGACAGTAGTTGTCTTTTAACCAAGCACCAAATTTTACTGCGTCAAAATGATATGCTGTGTCTTTAGCAAAATCAAATTCTGGTAACTCTTGTTTTTCATTATAAAATAATTTCTTTTGATTGACTAAAGACATTATAGGAAACATACTCTCGGCGTAGTCACTATTTGGTGTTTCTGGATAAAATGACTTCTTATACCACCAATCATTTAAGTCGTTATTATTACCTTCAAAGTCAACTGAACCAAAAGGATAATGAAATGCCTCACCTTTTTTATAGAAGTCTGTAAACTTAATACTTAGTTTATAAACACCATTAGTGCCGGCAAGAAACTCTTTATCGTCAATCTCTAGGTACTTTGTCCATTGTTTAATAAAAGATAGTGTGCTTTCTCCTACGCCTACAATAGGTACATTAGGACTTTCTATTACAGTAATATCTTTTTTAGGAAAGGTTTTAATTAGTGTAGCGGCCGTCATCCAACCAGCAGAACCACCGCCTACTATAATTATCTTATCAAATTTCATTATTTTTTAGCTTTTGCCTTTGCTTCTTTTTCTTTTTTATGTTTTAGAGTTGTTCTTTTTGGTTGTGTCTTAGTACCATCTAGTTCTTCAGGTACTACATTCTTTTGTAGAAACTCACTAAACTGGTTCTTAAATTCTCTGTCTTCACCAGGTTGTAATGTCATATCATCATAGTTTGCCTCAGCAATCATTCTTTGTTTAATTGTAGTTTGTTTCTTTTCTTTTTGAATTCTACGAATAAACGCATAATAAATTATCTGTGTAAAATATGCGAAAGGATTATTAGATGTTTCTGGATTGAAATTGTGTAGATACATCAAACAGTTTTCAATACCATCTGATATCATATCATCTCTATAAGTGTAATTAATAAAGTTTGGTCTATAAGAAAGATGATTAGCAATCTTTAAAAAACAACTACCAATATAGTCTGTTACTGGTGGTTTTGTTTTGCCATTCTTCTCTGCTTCTAAACAACTGTTTCTGTAGTTAGTCATTGCCTCCAGAAAATCTTTATTGTTTACATAGTGTTCTTTTTTTGCGGCCATAATATCTCCATTTGTTAATCATAATACAGTAAATCTATCCTATTGTCAAGCTTGGATTGATTTTATTTTTTTCAATTTTATTTCATTCCACGGTTGACATTGAAATCCTGGTGTGTATAATAGCGGTGTCCGCTTTGATAAGTATACCTATAGCTAGTGTATAGTCGGAGGTTCTCCGTCACCACTGTCAAATTCATCGAATATCTTGTTTAACTCTCTGTTCTCATCATCACTTAACTTAACTTGTTCCGGCGTCCCACCCTTATTAAATTGCCTGGCATTCTCATAATCAATTGAAAGATTATGCCAGCTTCTAGTCATCTCTAATGTTGCATTGGTGACTGTCATTATTTTATCTTTAGGAATGGTAATAATTTTATCGGTGGTGTAGGCTGCCCATTTTGATAAGGCAATATAATCCTTTAGTCCCTCTTCTGTAAAAGAAGGAACATATCTTATCTGTAGTGGTTTAACTAATCTTAATAAAGGTCCGTTTTCTGGCAACTGTTCTGTACCAGTCGGAAGATAACAAAGAATATCATCACCATTAATTAGTTTAACAACCTTTATATCTTTAATATTAATGTTTTGCATTGTTTAACTCCACATTATGGATTTCGTAATCAAAATCTTCTTCATTGTATATATTTATCCTTTCACGGAAATGGTTAAGTGTGTAATTATCTTTGTCATTATAAGATAAGTCATCTGAAATATCATATAAAGTTGCATCACCTTTATTATCTTTAAGTCTTAAACCACGACCAATAGACTGTAAATTTCTTATTCGAGATTTACTAGGACTAGCAAAGATAATGTTGTGTAAATTACGAATATTAATACCGGTACTAAAGGTTCCGTAGCTTGCCACGATAATAGCATTGTCACTTTTCTCCGTAACCTCTCTAATCTTTTCTCTATCACTTGTTTCAACTCCTCCATAAACATAAAAAACTTTTTTGTCTGTGGCCTTTTTAGTTATATCTGCATACAATTGAGCACCATGTTTTTCTACATACTGAAACAAACATAATGTATTACCTTGGAGGCCAGATGCCAAGTTTACTATGTATTTGTTTCTTTTCTCTGCTTGTACTATATAGTCCATTTCTTCCTGAAAGGTCATGCCACTAGCATGTTTACACTCAGCCGGTCCATGTTTTAATACTAGACAGTATATTTTTAATCCCGCCAAATTTCCTTTGTCTTGTAGTTCGGCTGTTGACACCACTTTGTTTACTGTACCAAAAAGTCCTTCTAGCACTAGTTTGTGTGTTGCTGAACCGTCTAAGGTTCCTGTTAGACCTACTCTGTATGGACATTTTTCTAATTTAGATAAAATTTTAGTTAATGAAACAGCTTTAAATAGGTGTGCTTCATCACCAACTACCATACCAACATCTTCAAACCATTTCTTTGGTTGTTTATATATTGATTGCCATGTAGATATAATTACTGGTTTATTTGTTTCTTTGTCATGGCCTTGGTATATTCTGTGTACATTTCTTTCTGGATTCCAACCATAATCTTTAAAATCTTTAAACAACTGTTCAACTAATGATGTTGTTGGTACTACAATTAATATTTTCTTCTTCTTTTCTTTTAACCGAAGAATGTTAAACCTAACAAGAAGATAGACAATAAGAGATTTTCCACTAGCAGTGGGTGAAAGTAATAAAGTTCTATTCTTTTTAACAGCATGTATAAACGCCTCCTTTTGGTAATCTCTGGCTTCAAAAGGTATCTTCAAAGCCTTGATAAATGCATCAACTTTCTTTTCGCTGACATCATTATCTTTTATTTTAGTGTCGTCAACAACTCTTACATCATTGTCATCACACCATTTAAGTATATACTCATATAGACCAACATAGATTTGGCCTGTTTGATAAGAGAATAATCTAATTTTACCGT